CTAAATCTTTTTTCAATGCACCGCTATCTCTAAGACCATATTCACGTCTTTGTAGTGATGCAAAAGTGGAAAGACCAGGACTTACGGTAAATCCAGTAACAGCTATTGATATGGGATTACTAGATCTAGTAAATCCACTAAGTCTTCCCCAGGAAAATCTTCCAGAAAAATTATTTGGCATTGTTTGAATTCCACTTATGTTTGTAGTTGAGAGAATATTTGAAGTAATAATTCCAACTAAATTATTTCTAGAGATAGAATGTATATAATAGATATTATCTAAAAATGTAGATCCTATTCCAACAATAGATGTATTTCCACCATCTATAGAAGTTACTCCATGTCCAACAGTTGTTTCCGAAACATATATTGGATATCCTACAATTAAATCATCAATTGTTGAAGATGAATCAAAAGAGACGTGAAACTTTAGTGCTAATGGATTTCCAGATGTTCCAACACTTGTTGATATTCCTGTGATAATTCCACTAAATCCCTGAATAAATTGAATATTAGTTAATAATTCATATGATACATCTTGGATTGGTGACAAAACACCAGGTGAGGATGATGAAGTATATCCTGCACCGGGTAATACAATGGATGTTAATGTTACAATTCCCGATGAAGATATAGAAGCAGTTGCGGTCGCCCTAGATTGATTTTGATATTTACCAAAACTAAATGTTCGTGTTAAAGACGTTGTATTGAATGCAGACTTATTAAGTAAAACTGATCCACCACTTCCTGAAGAAATTCCACTGACTTGAAATGTAGTATCAAGAACATTATTCACAGATTTTAAAGTTTGACCAACTTTAATTAGAGATGTATTAATTCCAACAATAATATTAGATCCTATTCCCAAAATACCAGGTCTGTTATTAATATCTGCTTTAAATACAGTTCCAATTCCACCAATTGGATTCGATAGTTTTAAAGATATTGTTGAATTAGGAGTATATCCAGACCCTCCATCTACAATCGTTATTGAAGACACCGTTCCAGATGTTGAAACAATAGCAGTAAATGCTGCAGACACTGGATCACTTCCTGAATTAATTAACAAACCAGAAAATTTAGGAATTTCAATTGATGATTCATTTTCTTCATAATTAAAGAATTGAGCGTCATCTAAAAAGATTTCGGTATCTGTCTGTCTAACATTTTTTATGATTTTTGACGTTGGAAATATCATACCCTCTATTGAATCTCTAGTTTTGTATTGAGGATTTTCATCAATAATCAAATCTCTTTTTTGTTTTAACCAATCTACGGGTTTATAGTTTACGCCATCTATGCCATCTCCCAAATAGATTCCAGTTTCTACAACGTCTGCAGATAATATTTCTGAAACCACTCTTTGTTCTTGCCCAACTGTTGCTGGTAGTTGATCATTTTTATTAATTTGTAAAGAATCTCCAACCTTTAAAAGTTCATTCACATTAACCTGAATACTATCTATTGAACGAGTTCCTCTATAGAAAAATATATCAACTTTATCCTCTGCTTTTGGTGCCTCTTTAAAATTAAAAGTTGTTCCTCCAGTGAAATCATAAGAAACATCTGGTTCTTGCATAACACCATTCACATAGATTAAAAGTATGGATTTAAAATCTATTAAAAGTGACTCAACACTTCCCAAGTTTTTTTGAAAACTTAACAGTTGACTATTTCTAAAGAGAGGAAATCTAGTTCTCTTCCCATTTTGTAAGTTTTTAATACTATCAATATAGTCAAATTCACCAAGTTGCCATGATGCAAATGAATCATTAAAAACTTCAGTAACAGTAAAAATAATTTCTTCCATGGGAGAACTTAATCCTCCAGCAGTAACTAATCCAACTGGTTTAAATACATCTCCTATTTGATAGGCATATCCTCTCTTTTTGAATTCAAAAGAAGAGATTCTAAATTGTGTTGATCCAATACCTACAGAAGAGTTTGGTCCTACTTCAAATGTTATGGATATACCAACTCCAACAACAGTTGTATTTCCAACACCAAGTCTAGAAACACCAATAACTGGTAAGTTTTCATATGAGGGAGAGTTAATCTGAAAAACGGGATTTACATATCCAGTGCCACCAGCAACTATGTTAAAAGATAGAGTTCCTCCAGCACCAACAGATGCTATGATCGTTGCTGCAGTGCCAACATGAAGGGAGTCTGTAACACCTATTGATACATTACCACTATATCCAGAACCAAATGTTCCATTATTTAAATTCGTGGTTATACCAGTTATAACTCCACCCACAACTGTCGCACTCACTGCTGCTCCTACAAGTGGAGCGTAACCCAAACCACCAGTAGATGCAACTGAAATAACGACACCACCCCTTGGTAATTGATTTTGATTTATATCATAATCTACAATAATAATATCATTTGAGGAGGGACGAGTAACTCCAGTGAAAGTTACACTAGAAATTCCAGTAGAAATTGTTTGTGCAAATGTATAATTATTTCCTATATTATTTGAAGTATCTGGTGTTTGAAAAACATCATTTATAAAAACAAGATTACTTCCTGCTTCCAATCCAATTGTGTTTTGACCCTCTCTAAAGACTGTAAATGTTCTACCCAAACCTGTAAAACTATCTGATATATCATCATATATTTTATTAAGGGTGTAATCTTGACGCAAATAAACTCTACCATTAAAAGTAGATTTTGGTAAACCTAAACTACTAGAATTTAATCTATCATTTTTACCCTTACCATCTGGTGCCTCAGTAAAATGAATTTTATTACCAACAATATTATAAGATCCCCTATAAAGTCTAACTAAAGAACCATTAGTTAAAGTTGTTGCCGAAGATCCCACATAACCTCTGTTAACTTGAACAACTGGTATTGATCCTATTCCTGTGATAGGACCTAGGGCAGTGGTCGCTAGTCCAACATTAACTACCTTTAAAAATTCTGTTCCTACATTTAATATATCACGCGGTTTAATAGAAGAAATTCCAGAAAGAGATATAAAAGTAACTCCAACTCCAATAGTCGTAGCATTATTTTGTAAACTATAATTTAATGGAGTAAACATCAATGGATATTGTGTTACACCATCTATTGTAATTAAAGATTTTTCAAGTTTTTTCTTCATCTCAAGTTTATGTAGATTTCCAGATCCAACATTAGTAAATGTAAATCCTATTCCGCTTCCGCCTGCAGTCCCTGTTATCTTAAATGTATCTTTTGATAATCTAATTGCATAAACTCTTGTTGGACAAATATTCGTGCTAATTCCTGTAGCGTATGTTTCTCTAAATGTTGTTCCGGTAGAAACGTTAGATAACGTTAATGCAAAATTAGAATCGGTTGAATAATAAGTTCTGGCAGATCCAGCTACTATAGTTTGAGATGCTGTGATGGAGTTAATTCCAATTGAATGAATTGTTCCTAGTGGTAGACCTAGAGAGAAATTATTACCAGAATATATTCCTGATCCAACTCTCAAGACTGATGTATTTCCAACGCCAGTAATAATTGAAGATCCAGTTGAAACAACATCACCAACAAAATAAGTATAACTTGTTGTGATACCTGTTAAGGTAGTTCCTGATGGAATAAATTTACCTATAATTGAATGACCAATTGTTAATCCAGTTGAAACTCCAATTCCTGTAACTGTGGATAATCCTGATATTATATCTCCTTTAAATGATTGTCCACTTATAAGAGTGGATCCTATGCCAACAGATGTTGCAGGGATACTAATTAATGTTGAAAATGGTGTATATATTAATTCTTCCCCAGTTTCAAAGAAATGATCTGCAATTGTGAATACACCTGTAGACAAATTAAGTTTTGAGGAATCTGAAGGATTGAAAGTTTTTTCAAAAATTGGAATCTTGTTGTAATTTAAATCAAAATCTAATCTATCTTTTCCAAATTGATCAAGAGAACCATAGAAAGAATTAGTTATTCCCTCAATTGAAGTTCCATATGTATAATTACCAGGAATGTTAAATTCATCAGTGTCAAAATATATAAATTCGTTATAAGATTGTATGGTAATATTACTTGTAGAATATTGAGAATCTGGGTGAAATTTAACTATTACATTTGAACCATTCATTGTTGCGGAAAACGTACCAATGCCATTAGTATTTTTAACATTTAAAAATGGAGCTTGACTAATATTAACTCTGACTTGATCTGAAACAATATATAAATTATGAATTGAAATGGTTGATCCAATACCAACTTTGACTAGTGATTTAATTGCTGATCCAATATTACTAGCATAAGATATGATGTCTGTGGCAATTCCTGAAGATTTTACAAAAGTTGATTCTAACTTAGCGGTTCTTTCTGTGCCTGCTAATTGACCACTAACTAGATAATGATGTGTGCCAACTCCTATTGATGTTGACCCTATTCCTACAGTTTTAACCTTAACCCTGACATCATTATTACTGTTCATATTTTTAAATGTTAAATTTAAAATATTATTACTTACATTAACTCCAAAAGTTCCAATGAACCCCCCAGATAATCCACTCACACTATTTTTGGTATCAAAATAGTATTCTGAAATAAAAGAATCTTGTCCATCATGAAATGCAGCAACTTCAAAATAATTTTGCTCATTTGTTTGAGTATCTAAAATATGAGCAAAAGCATATACTGCGTCATATTGACTAATTAACGATTGAAAAACTGAGGTGCTAAATCCCAATAATCCAGATCCAGATGCTGGACCAATATTTTCCGTTTTTGAGGAAAGACGAATAAATCCAATGTCAGTAAATCCAACTCCAATATTAAATGGATTTGAACTAAATGAATGCCTGTAAATTTTTAAATTGTAATTAGTTGTATTTGGGTCTAATGGATCAAATCTGAGAATCACATCACCATTATCTGCAAAAGAACCAGAAAAATCTCCAATTTTTTTATTGGTAAATAAATTTATTTTGTCAAGAGTATAAGTATTAGTATAATTATTCAATACTACAATTTCACTTAACTGTGTGCTTTGTTTTTGTTCATCACACACATGAATTAAAAATTTAGAATAAAAATCAGTAACTGGATATTCTATAGTTTCTACAAATGTTAATCTATTAAATTCTGAACTAGAAAATTTGTTACTAATGTCGTCTATTTGTAAAACTCTATTTGTTCTACATTCAATAAAGTCTGCCAGTCTTTTACTTTTAAAAATAATACTATTTGAAGAAGTTGATGTTGGATTATTATCTAAAACTAAATCAAAATTATTAATAACATCCACTCTTTTTTCAGAAATAAAATCTAAAACAGGATTAAGAGACTGAGTTACGCCAATTGAAACTTTAGATTTTGATAGTAATTCTGTGTCTGAGAAATTTTTCATCCCAGATGGGTGAACTAATTTGTTTACGAAATCTTTTAAATTTTGAAATTCTATTGGACTCTTTATGGTATATGAAAGATTTTGATAATAATCATTATTAGGTAAAACTTGTAAATCATAATTTAATTGACCACTTTGATCTTCCCATCCAAATGATTTTTTATTAGCATAATTAATAACGAACTTACCATCATATGAAATAACATTATTAACTGTTGCAAAATTTCCAGACTCCACGCCTTTTATAATATTATTCGATAATAATTCAGAATCGCCTACAATTTTTATAAAATTTTTATCTGATGTAACAACAGATAAATCACTTAATGCACCATTTATATTTAATTTTTCATTTGCAAAAAATAAACTTGGTGTTTTAAATATTTTAAATGTTGGATAGTTTTGCGATTTAACAATTGATGTAAATGCAGTCTGAATTGTCACAGGAGTTCCAGCATTTTCAGTATATTCTCCAATGTAATAATCTAAAATTGCTGGATTTGAATTAATATAATCAACAACTTTAAAAAAGTTATATCCATTATCGGCAGAATTAAATCCTGTCCCAGGTGATGTTATATTTCCTAGAGCATCTGTAAAACTTTGTTTTTTGATTCCTTCAACAAATACTAAATCATTTATTGTAAATGGTGCAATTAAAAATCCATCAATAGGCGGGGTGCTTAATTCACATCTTACAACGCCCGTAGTATTTGAATAAGATAAAACTCTTATTACTTGGATACCATTACTATTATTAATTGCATATATTCTATGATCAACATTTGATAATCCTTTAGGTTCTTCAATAATATCGACAGAAACAATACTATTACCCTTAAAATTGGCTTTTAAAACACCACTATTAACTAATTTATCATTATACTCATCAACAATAACTAAAGACGGTTCTGAAGTATAATTTTTACCCCCACTTAAAACCTCTATCTTGGTTATTTTTTCAGAACTTTCTATCTCAACATATTTTGGAATTTTTGCTTGTGGTCTCAACGTTTTATCAGAATGATAATCGAACCCCTCATTAACTATTCTAAAATCATTAAGTTTTCCTATTGAATCAGTTTTAGATCTAATAATTGCATTTGATCCTAAATTGTTCGCAGTTCCAGTTCCAATGCCAATGACTCTAGGCAACTTAATATAATTAGATCCACCGCTTACAATTTTTAATTTACTAATTGGACCAGAGGCAGATGAAGAAGTTGTTGTATATTTTGAATATGATAATTCTGATGGAGCATATGATAATTTTTCAGGGACTTCATTTAATGTTATTGAAAAGTCTGTAGATCCAACTCCAAAAACTTTATATTTTCCGTTATATAAACTATTTTTATATAAAATTTCAGAATGATTATTAAATGTGCTATCAGGAGATACAGATTCTCCATTTTTTTCTAAAGAATAATATAATTTAGTTGGTAGTAAACTATTGTATTTAATAGTTAATGATGCTGATGCTGAAATTCCAATTATCCCATTTCGTTCAACTGAAAAAGAAGTTGTGGATCCAGTAGAAACAAATTCATTCAAAAATGATTGATCATAGTATATTTTAAATTTATAATTTTGAAGAGAAGAATCTGAAATATTAAAAACTAAATTATTATTTTTAGTTACTAAAATTTGAGGGTTTAATAGACTTATCTCATGACCAGATCCGCCGGTGCTGGCAATACTAACCGTGACGGGTAAATTTGAAATAGAATCGAAATAATTTTCAGATAATTTTATATTATTGTCATCAACGCGATAGACATAATATGCACCAGTTGATAAACCACTTGCAATAACATCAGATGATCTATAAAATATTTTTTGTCCTGTTTTATATCCGTGATTTTCTATGTAAATCTGATTATTAGATGTATTAATCCTATAAGATGTAAATCCAACAGGATTAACTAACATTTTTTTGTTTATATCATCAAATTTAATTTTTACAGATGTTGAATTTCCAATTCCAACTGATAATTTTGAATTTAAAGATAAATTAATTAAATCTCCATTTTGAAGTCCATGTATGGTTGAAATGGCAACTTTTGTTTTTATTCTTCTTGCAGTTGCAGTTATTTGAGTCGGACTAGATTCAATTTTATATGTAGGATTATTTGATCCATTTGAATTAAAAAATAACCCTTGTGAAGTTGTAGTTAATCCAACTTGAGTTACAATCCCAATAAAATCTTTTGACTTATTAATGATATAAACATATTGTGAATTATTTGTCTCTGGTAGATCAAAAGTAGTTCCGCCAGAAGTATTTGAAACAGATAATCTACTTTCAGAAGTTGGTTTTGTTAATAAAACTAATTGATTAGTTTTAAATTGATGGTTTGGAATATAAATGCTCTGAGATGGAACAGATACAGTTTTAGAAGATTTGCCAACATAATAATTAATTAATAATTCAACTCCAGTATTAATTCCAACTCCAACGGACTCAACTGGATTAAAAAATACTTTATTATTTTTGGAAGAATTAAAATATTCAGATTTTAAAGGGATTGTAAATGAATCTGAATAATAATCAATAATCTTTGAAATCGAATGTGCTGTTCCAACTGATCCTCTCAAAACTCTAATTATGTTTTCATCATTAAATACATTTAAAACTGATAAAATCTCAGTTCCAATACCAATGGTTGTTCCAGATCCTACTGGTGATCCAATATTTGATACATAAATGTCAGTAACAATACCTACATTTGGTGGAATATGATCTATTAGTGATGCAGTTTCGGAAGAAACGCCAATAATATGAGAATTAGTGAGACCATTAATAAAGGTTGAAACTCCAGATATTTGGATTATGTCTTGATTTTGAAATGTATGATATATTCCGGTATGAACTCTCAGTGAATTTTGAGATTCCCAAGTTACGATAGAATTTTCAAAATTATCATATGTTGTCTGAATATTTGATATATTTTTACCATCTATTTCTGAAACTTCGACTATTGCTCCTCCACCACCAGTCCCTTCATTTTCAAATAATAAATTATTACCAGTTTTATATCCGTTTCCGGGATTAACAATAGAAAAAGAATCAACCGATCCTTTAGAAACTGATTCTATAATTGTAACTTGATTAATGTCCTTATTTGATTCTACTAGAAAATCATTGTTAGAGTGATTTTGATTTACTCTATATGGGAACGTATTTCTAATAAGATCAGAGTTATTAAAATTAAATGTTTGATTAAAAGTATTTTTTACAACATTTGACCTGTAAGTATTTCCTATAAAATATGGAAATTGTGAAACTAATTTTGATGATGTTGCATTAGTGGATACTCCAACAAAATATGCATAAATTCCATTTGGAAATTCCGGTGTTTTAGAATATCTACCATTATGAATATCTAAATCTCCAGATGCATCAAACTTGTGATCTTGAATAAAAAATCCTAATGGGAAATCATCATGAATTGGTCTGTTGTGTATATTACTTAATGATGCAGAATAACTAGGTTTTAATATTGCAATATTTGAGTTTATATTTTGAGGATCGGAAAATGCAAATGGACCATATATTGGATTTCCATCATATGCCCATCCTATTACTTTAGAGTGCTGTCCAACTTGTGGTGGATCTGAAAGTGATTTTCCTTCTCTATCTGTAGAATATCCAACAACACCATAGGATAGATTATCTTCATATTCATAAAAAATTTCATCAGAAAATCGAGATAAATTATTTACATTCAAACTTCTAACTGAAGAATCTAAAACACAATTACGTCCCGATGATCTTACTAAAATGGAAGTTTTTATATCAGTGTAGTTTGTCCCTTGATTGAGAATAACAACATTAATTATTTTTCCATTTTCAACAACAGATCTTAATTTAGCGGCGATTCCATCACCACTTACAATTAGATCAGGAGGTGCATCATAAAATTTGCCACCATTTTGAACTTCAACCTTTATAATTTTTCCATCCTTAATAATTGCTTTTAATTGAGCGCCGACACCATTTCTTACTCTCAATTGTGGTTTTTTATGAAAATTTAAAACTTTAGACCCATAATCAGTTCCCCTATCATAAAGATATGCATCAACAATTTCTCCTCTAACTATTGGAATTGCTGTTATAGTATTACCAACGCCTGATATTTCTGCATTAATATTAAGTTTAATTTTTGGATAATAAAATATTTGATATCCGATTCCACTAGATTTAAAATTTACAAAATTTTGTTTATTAAAATTAGTTTTTGCAGCACCAACTAATATCGAACCCGCATCTGCCAACTTGAATTGAGAACTATTAAGTCTATAAACATAATATTGATTTGTTGTTGATAAACCAGATATTTGATTTGTCTCGTAATCATAATGCACTAAATCCCCATTTTTAAATCCGTGGTTTTCAAATGTGACAGTGCTTGAGGATGTTGAAATTCCTAAAGGCAAAACATTTAATTTTCTATTTTCATATCCACTACCAGGATTAATAACTTTTATTTCTGATAATACATCAGATGATTGATATAATCTAAATTTATGAGTTCCTGAGGTGTTTATGGTTGTAAATCCAACAGTGTTTATACCAGACTTATAATCAACCTCCGTTTTATAAAGATAAATTGATCTGGGATTAATAATTTTAGGATAATAAATTGCTCCGTTTATTAAATAATCTCCTTGATCAGTATTAGATGTTTTAAAAGATCCAATACCAAGTGGCGAATTACCATTTGCGTTATAAACTATTTTTTCACCATCTATTAAATTATGTCTTTTAAAAAATGTAATTGTTTCTTCAGCAACATCAACACCACCAGTTGCTGCTAATCCAACTTGAGTACCATTAAAATCAATTTCTCTAAAAACTTTTGAAAGAACAGGTTGCAATATTGCGCCTATACCATTACCACCAGTAATAGACACAGATAAGATTCGATTTGTACTAAAATCTTGTGGATCTACTAATACTTCTTTTACAGACCCTCTTACAACTGCTTGAATTGATGCTGTTGTTCCTATTCCAATATTTGGTGCAATAATTGACGGAGGATTAATTACATCATAATCTACACCACCGTTATATATTTTAATTTGTTCTAAAGGACCATAATAAATTTTATCATTACTCTTATAGTTAATAATTTCAACACCATTAATTAATGTGCCAATTGGACCAACTTCTGTCAATTGGTCCGTTCCAGATTGTATATTAGGAACTAGAGGAATTTTTGATAAAGATTTTTTTGAGGAAAGAGTTTTATTATAGTGTTGTAGTAATGTGAATGTATGTGTTGCAATATCTGCATTTCGACTAAACTCAACGGCATTTTGTGTAACAATAAAAGATCTAGAATTATATAATTTTATTTGATTTTTTCTTGTTCCAATTTTTAAAACCTCAACATAATATTTTCTACCAAATTTTAGACCTAAAATTTCAGTGTTTGATCCAGTATAAACAACTTCATCTCCTGTTATAAATGAAACATCATCATCAAATGTTAAAATTGAATATAAATCTGTAAGTGGATTATACCCTCTGTAGATATCACTTATGATAGATGAAGAATTAATTGATATTGATGATACAAATATTTTTTTTGTAATTGCATAATCTGGTAAAGAATTTGAAGCTATATAAGCGTGCTCGTCATTTTCATTGTAAGTATTTTGAATATTAGATAAAATTTTAGAAGAATTCAAACTTATATTTGATGGTGAACCAGTGGTTGCATAACTATATCTTCTTCGTATACTTAGTTTTTTATTTAAATTTACACCAGTAATATTTTTATTGAGAGAAACTAAATTAGAATTTATAGTTAAAACTATGGCATCTGGGACAATGATATTTTCAGAATTTTTATCTAAAATATCGACAATATCACCAATTTTAAGACTCGATTTATCTGCATTTTCGTGTAAAGTAACTTGGTTATTTAAAAATGATTTAATTTCATATCTTGATCTTACATTATAAATCCATGTATTAAAGAAAAATTCCTTGTAATTTTTATTATTATTAAATATTTTTTCCCCTATATTCTTAATTGATAGTTGATCGTCTTTTTGCAACAGAGTAAATTTATCTTTATTCTCAAGATCTGAAAGAATACCGGTAACTCTCAGTTTAACAAGTTTTGTTTCATCTCCATTTTCATATCCATATATAATTTTATCAGATCTAATATTATCTGATGTTAGAATAATATTAGTTACTCCAGAACATCCAAAAAATTGATTAACACTTTTATTTGTATACTTAATATTTGTGTTAGAACCAGAAACTAAATTTCCTGATTCTGGAAAACCAATTGTGCTATCAACAGTGATAACAGAGGATCCTACAGAAACAGTATCTGATACTTTAGTTTTGGGTGTAATTTGAAATGTGCCCTCAATCAAACTTTTTTCACTAAATCCAGCAAACAATTGTAACTTATAAAAAATTTTATTACCTCTAGTAATAATCTCAACTTCAGATACTGGACCAGCAGCACTATCATCAATTGTTTTAATAGTTTGACCAACTAGAAGATTTGGATTACCTTCAATTCTTTCAGTAACTAATACTTCTCTTCTTATAAATTTTGCATTAGAAGATTTTAATAGAAAATTTTCAAGATTAATAATTTTTGGAGTAACCCCATACAAAACATTAAATAAAATTCTAAAGGATTCATCTGTACCCTTTCCTTCATAAAAATTGCGAAGTTGTTTTAAAAAATTATTAATATTTAAATTTTTAACAAAATCAACATCTTCAAATCCAGGTGCAATCAAATATTTAATTTTTTTATAAAATTCTTTTAAGAATAAAGAACTTAAATTATATACTATGGTTTTGTTATTATGAGCAGATGCGGAGGAAGATGAAAAGATAAGTTCTTCTGGATTAAGTTGATTTCTATAAGATGTAATACCACTAAATCCACGAATACATCCGATAAATGAATTTGTAGTTATACCTGTATATGTTACGATTTCATCATCAATTTTAAATAAACCATATGTTTTGGGAAATCCTTTTGTTGAATCAACTAAAACTGTTGTTGATGTTGTAGTTACACCACTCCTAGTTGAAGTAATTCCTGAAATGACTTCTGGAGTTAGATTATCTAAACTTAAATATTGATCTAAATTTTCTGCAAGGTCAATCGGACCACCCTGATACTCTTGCGAAATATAATATTGCTTTAAGAATTCTGTCAGTTTTGGTGATTCTGATAATAAAAATTCTGGTAACTGATTTTCAATTATTTGTTGTACTTTGACTCTAGCGTCAAAACCAGTTGTGATCATATCTTTATCACTACCTCGTTAATTTTCCGTTCGAATAACTGGATTTAACAGGGAAGTTAACTCCCGAAATTTGTTCTCCAGAAGATATGGTATCTTTAACCATATTTATAGTGCTTTTAGTAGTATCATAAATTAAATATAAATCTTGCAGTCCTATTACATCATTTGATTCTGGATACGCTTGAACCTCTATGATTCCGTCATCTAAACTGGTTGAAATAATATTAATTGTATTGATGATTAATTCACCTTTGATATAATCAACTGTTCCAACAGATTTTTTAACAATTTCAAATGTGTTTGGATCTAGTGTAGGCTTAACAATGGAAAGTATTCCAATATCACTATCTTCAAAGGCGACATCAGTGAAATAAACTGTCTGTGGATCATCTATTAATTTAAATCCTGTGCTTTTTATATTAAATCCTAATATATTTTTATGAAATCGATTACCAAAACATAATTCATATTGGGCGTTTACATTTAAAATAGATTTCATGTTTCTTCTCATTTTAACTCTAGTGATATTTGATGTGATACTAGTATCAACATTGTCAATAACTTGAAGAAGTTTACTATATCTAAATCTACCACCAAATTTATTCAAATCAATTGATTTTGAATATGTATTAATTGAAGAACTAATTTTATTTTTTAGTTCAATTACATTTGTAACTTTTGAAGAATCATAATATACATCACTTTCAGTTTCGACATACAGAAGTTTAATATCGATTATTTCTTGGTTGATTCCAGAAATTGCATATTTTTTAAGATCGTTTAATATTTGTGTTTTTACAAAATCAGATATTGAAGTTGAATTTTTTGGTTTAATACTAATTAAAACTTTTCCAAACTGAGGTGGATCTAATTCTTCACCACCTATAACTGAAACAGATTCTGTGTTAGGATAAATTAACTGAATAATTGCCTCATAGTCTCTTGTAGTCACTGCACGATATTGAGAGGAATATATTCTAGGGGCAAAATATTTGATTGACTCGATTGTCTCTATATCACCTCCTCCTGCTGATCGAGTATTCGTTGTGACGGAAACAGAACCTGATGGATTTAGAAAAAGTCCGTTAGCATCAACCGTTGTGCCAGCATATGAAAATAAAGATGGACCATTTCCATCTTTTCCTTGAGTCGTTAGATAACTAATTACAATGGAGTCTCCATTTACTAACTTCTTACCAATGATTCCATCTCCAAATAAAATTTCATATTTTTCGTCTTGAATTTCTTGAAGTAGATAGATTTCAGAATTTTTATTAATTTTTAAAATATTATCAACTTTTTTATATTCTCGGGTTCCAACTCTCACAACGATAGTTGATGTATCAATATCTGAATTATCTAGTATAAATCTTTGATTGTATGAGTTATCGACGGAAAAAGATTTTGTTAGATATACTCCCTGATAAATTTCAAGTTTATCAAAAACCGCAACGCCATTATTAATATTAACTGTAATATCTTCAGGAGTTGAAAATGTAAAGGTGGTATTATCGACTGCACCGACACAAACAAGTCCTGCTTTTAAAGTTAATTGGCCAGACTGATTTGCAGTTTGAATTGTAAATGATACAACTGCTCTTGCACAAGATTTAGATCTGGGGATATAACCAACATTTCTCGCCAAAGAAACAACATTTTCTCTTAAAGTTGCAGAATCCAAAAAGGATTCATTCACGATCATGTTTGAATTAAATGCCGTGATGTAAGTATTATATGCTAAAGTATCGATTAATACAGAAAAATTAGACCCTTCAAAATCGAAATCCGTGAAAGTTGAATTTGCACGAAGATAACTTTTAATTGAAGTTTTAATTTGATCAAAATCTAGATTTGTAAATTTTGTAAAAGGCATTTTATATTACCTGGTTGCCTCTAAGAGATATGTAAATTGTTGTGGAGGTACTTCTTGTCCAACAATTGTGTATGATATTACCATTTCAAATGAATTTAAGTCTGGTCTGGGTATGACTTCAATCCTTGCATCTCTGACCCTTGGTTCAAAGTTTTCAATTGCAACAGTCAGTTGTTGTTCAAGAATTGATGCCGTTCCAAAATCAATAAAATCAAATAAACTTGTTCGAACATCAGAACCAAATAAAGGATTAAAAAATCTTTCACTAGGAATAGTTTGAATGATATTTCGAATTGATTTTTTAATCGCATCCTCATTTTTAAGGACAAGGATGTCTTTTGTCACAGGATGCATGTCAAATGAGAGACTAATATCTTTAAATCCTCTAGATATTCTTTGAACCGGCATCGATGAGATAATTTTATGTATTTGTATTTATAGACCTACTCCGTAATTTGGTTCTGTTCCATATTCCCAATCATCATAATCTTCATCATTGCGAATTTTTGAGTGCAATTCAGATTGTTCTTTTAAATGATGCTTTTTGTGATCCATTTCATCGTGCATAATTTCTTGAATCACTCTTTTTTGTGGTGTTGCATCATAATCCGTGATTAGTTTAGTAGTGCCCCACATTTCTCTCATATAATTCCGATCTCTATCGGTCGGTAAATTAGACATTTTAGCTCCTGTTTTAATTGATAAAACAGAACTTTTATAAAGGAGGTTGCTATCTCCTTAATTCTATTTAACGATCTACCTCACGAATCGAATATGAGTCCGAATCAAGGTATTTTAAAATTTCTAAGGCAATTAAACGCGGATTTCCTTCACCACAGGTATAGACATCAATTGCCAAACACTGATTTTCTGGCCAAGTATGGCAAGAAACATGACTTTCTGCAAGTGCAATGACGATTGTACATCCTTGTGGATCAAAATGATGCAAAAATGTGTTTAAAATGTCCATTTTTGCACGTTGAATGCCTCTAATCATGGCATTTTGAAGTGATTCTGCATCATTAATTGCCTCTGAGGCAATATTATACACTTCTAAGAGCAAATGTTTGCCCATTGAATGCTGTTTCAACTTATTTTAACTAAAAATTTATTTATTTTTGGTCCAAATTAGTAATTTTATACATGTAATGGTCAGAAGTCTCAAATTTTCTCTTATTTTCCACTGAATATGTTGTCATATCAATTTCATATCCTGGATTTTTATCAATTCTATTAAATGTCCATGCGT